ATAATATTCTTTCTTCCTTGCGTAAACTACTAACGTTTATGTACGTTCCCTCCCTTTCGGGTGTTCATAGAAGAGTGATTTTCTCATTGTTGAGCGCTTACTATTGTAATAAGCAATTGGTCTCCCTTTGATCTCGGACACTACACATTGATACTATCGGTAAGTATCCTTGTTGTTTCTGGTGCCAGAGTTTGAACCATGGAATCGGTTTCACTTCGGTGTTACTAATTTTTCCATGCGCATCTCGCCATAACTTACCATTAAATTTAATATTCTTTTTCAAAATTTGTTGTTGAGCTTTTAAAAAAACATCCGTCTCGTCAAAGTCACCTAAGTGATTTGCGCAGCTCGCTTCAATGTCTAACTCATTAACATACACATCCGGCAACCTTTTGTCACAAGGATCTGTTGTCTTAAGATCATATTTAATTTTATGTGTTGGTAAATTTCTCCATAGCATTTCTACCATGTCGCAATATACATCTTGGTTCTCTCTCAAAAGGAGTGTATTATCAAGACCATTTTCATGTTCTAAAACAGTGAATGGAACTTCTACTAAGTCTACCTTATAGATCCTAGCCAAGGCTTTTTGTTTCTTTGCAACTTCATCATCCATAAGGCATGATTTCAGTAAAGAGAGACTTTTAGGTCGTCTATCTTCATAAGCTTGATATATCACAGAAGCCGCTCTTAAATGCGCTTCCGGAATCTTATCCATATATCGCGGTCCTGGATTTAAACCAAGACCCGCTAACCATTGCGGTATATAAAATGGAATTCCTGATAGAATATCTGATTCTAAGTAATGAGAGTTATATCCTCTAAAGAGATAATCTAAATCTTCGTAAGCGAAGTCTAAACCAACTACCATCTCCTGATGACAAGCACCCAGCGTAGCAATCTTTGAAATTGTACCTGTGGCTGCCCCACATTGTGATCGTAGTAAACCTTTTATTAATCCAAAATTAATAAACGGAATTTCTTTCAAAAAGGGATTCATTAAATCACCTCTCTGTGTCGAAAAACTATCTTCGTTTTCACAGACTATAAATGAACGAGAGTTCATTTCAATAAATCGGTTACTAAAGAATGTCTTACCGACAGAGTTCTTTAAACCAATTGTTGCTAACACCTCCTCCCAAATTTTAAATTCGGTTAAAGGGAAACAACAATCGTCTCCATTAATCAAGCCGGGAAAGTCTGCTATAGGCATGACACATCCGTAGTCAATTTCCAGTGCCTTACGACAACCTGCGAAATTGAGAATACAAAGAACAACAAAGCTAAGCACCTTTCCCATTGGCTGTGCTTCTACTTGAGTTCCAACTTCTGTTACAACTTTTTTGTAATCTCCACGACTTACAAATCCACCAGTAGATTTTACACACGTTTGATGCTTTTCATCATTCATATAAGTGTATAAAACCGTATTATTAACTAATGAATTAACGGCAAGTTGTGTAAGGTTTTCAGGTAAACCTAAAACCTGACAGATTCTCTTAATGCATACCTCAGTATAGCGTGCAATAAGTTCATTGGTAGCATTATCATAATCACCTGAACATATTTTTTGTGTTGCAGTAATAACGTGTATGCGCTCGAGCAAGTGCTCTGCGGTTAAAGGAGTTCCAGTAACAGCAAACACTTTGTGTTTCAGTAATTGTCTAGATAGAAATTTCTGAAGTGGTTTTAAAATCCAAGATTCCATCGCATTCGATGTTGAAATCCCTCTGACTTTAAACGCCTCGAGTAGTCCCACCAGCTTCATAGATGAGCCGATACGTAGACATTCGTCAATGTAGTCTGATATTTCCAAATCAGTACCAAGTTTATCATAATTATGTGTAACTTCTAAATACTGTACTGATTTCATTTCACCATTTTGTTTTATAGTGTCAATTTCAATATGATCAATTGTATTGATGAGTGGTTTCCTAACAATAGGGTTATCCTCACCAGTATGATTTTGATGTAAAACTGACATAGGTTCTTTTAATAAACCAAATTTTGTCTTAACTTCTATTTCTCTAGGGTACTGTGGTACTGTTTGTTTAACAACAGCCATACTTCCACCAAAAGAGACTTTATTTTCTACGCAAGCTGAGAGCGATGGAAAGTGCGAATACTTTGGAACGTATTCAGGGCATCTAACCAAAATCTCATCAACTGAACGGATTATTTCATTTTCCATAATCTCAGGATTCATAACAAATTCAGTTCCCAATCTTTCATTCTTAATGATCTTCTCAGGCTGAATTGGCTTTTTTGTAGTAAATAGGGCAAAAGTTGCTAAGTTGGACTTATGAGCCATGAGCTTATCTGGACGATCTGCTCCTTTCTTAACACCTCTGCAAATAGTGTCGACCAATGACATTAGATAAAAACGACTTTCGAAATCCGTTTTATCTCTAATTTTCACGAACCAATTCTGAAACTGTTTGTCAAAAACAAATTTCGGTTTCGCGAAGGCATGATCCTTTAAGGTTTGTTCATTAAATGGCGTTGGGGGATAAATATCCGAACCCTTCGCATAAGCAGCAAAAGCAGCAAGTTTATATTTTCCAAGCTTGATAAAATTAAAATCAAGTTGTATTAATAATCTACACCACTGTATGAAAGTGCTTAATAACCGCTTACGGAGCTTCACATAAGTCTCCACGTAGCCAAACATTATTATTGAGTGAATTATATCTACTAAAATCTTCCAGGTTGAAATACAACTAGGATGTAAGATAAGTTCATCTTTCTTATTCTTCTTAAAGAGCTTCTCGGCGCTAATCCAGTTCTGATTTAGGCAAGCGTCTTTAAGGAAAGTCTTGATAATACTGAACGACGGAATTGGAAATTCGGATCGAACAGTAGCGATATCAAAGGCAATATTAACAGGAGTCACTTTAGTTTTTCTTTCGAAATTCTTTAGTGTCTGAATATACTCATAAAGTATATCCACCTGACCCATCTCACGGGACACTTTTACATCACCAATTTCTGGAATAACTTCGCAGTTATCAATTGGGACGTGTGAAAGTATTGATTTACAATCACGTGCAATATTGGAGGACTGATCTACATGATCCTCGTAGAGGTAACCAACCTCTTCCTTCAACTCTGGATTTAACAATCCAAAATCATTGTTTTCGTTCGTAGTGTTTTGCATCATTACAACGAGTCGAGTCTACAAGTGCG